GAAGAAAGGGTAGAAGATGAACGATGATGATCATATGATTGCAGCAATGAGTGAGCTTATTGATATGAGCAAGATAGCCCCTGCAGGCAAAGAGATATTGGTTCAATGCCTTGAAATATGCGCCCTTCTCTTGGAGAAAAATATTAGTTACGGAAACTCCGCACTTGATCCTATATCAGTTTTTGCAAAAGACGTAGACCCTGGAAAACAATTAGATATAAAGATTGATGATAAGATTAGTAGGATTAAAAGAGGGGTAGAATTTCCAGGGGACGATACAATCCTTGACTTGGCAGGGTATCTTGTGCTAAAATTGATACACCAAAAGTCGGCAAGGATAAATGGAGGAAATGATGGGGCGACGCAAGAAAATACAGATTAATGATCCCTTTGTTCGTGAGACAAGTTTTATTACAGAAGAAGGAAAAACTGTGACTCAGGGAGACACTATAAAGATCAAAGGTGTCTGGGGAACTAAGTTTAGGTTTCATCAATATGTAACCAACCCAGATATTAATAGGTCATGGATTGATTGCGTAGAACTAGAAAAGGGAGTTAGCTGTGGTATGCGTTCCTTCTATTCAGATCGTGTGAAGGTAATGCCTAAGAAACGAGGAAAGCGTGTCAAAAGAAATAGATCTAGTCAAGCATCTTGATGAAGTAAACAAGGTTGCATCTGAATACCTTAAAGGAACAGATACAGCACAAATATCAAAAGATTTAGACATACCTCGTACTCGCGTCATGGCCCTTCTTAACGATTGGCGTAAAATGGCTGCCAATAATGAGGCTATTCATGCTAGGGCAAGAGAGGCACTGGCTGGTGCAGATCAACATTATTCTAGTCTAATTAAAAAAGCATATGAGGTTATTGAAACAGCAGATCAAACGGCAAATCTTAATGCTAAAACAACATCAATCAAACTTATTGCAGACATTGAAGCAAAAAGACTTGACATGCTTCATAGAGCAGGCTTGCTTGACAATAAAGAAGTAGCAGAAGAACTTGCTCGCATGGAAGAAAAGCATCAAATTCTTATAAACATTCTTAAAGATGTTGCCACAAAGCATCCAGAAATTCGTAATGAAATTATGTCAAGGCTTTCTGAAGCAACTGACGGAGTGATCATAGTTGACAATTGATTTCTCTGACTTTATGGAGGCTCTTGATGACAATCCATTTCAGGAAGAGCCAGTAGATGTAGAAACTTTTGTAAAGTCGTCAGACTTTTTAGGACAGCCAGAGTTGTCTCACTATCAGTATGTTCTTGTAGAGTGCATGAGTCAGATATACAAAGAAAGAGATCTACAAAGATTTATGGGGAAGGAAGAGGGTAGTGAGCACTACAACAAATATACTAAGTCAGAAGTTATATTGCAACTTGGCAAAGGATCAGGTAAGGATCACACTTCTACTGTGGGCTGTGCTTATCTTGTCTATAAGCTTCTTTGCCTAAAAGATCCCGCTGCATATTTTGGTAAACCCCCTGGCGATGCCATTGATATTATTAATATTGCTGTAAACGCACAGCAAGCAAAGAATGTTTTCTTTAAAGGATTCAAAAACAAGATTGATAAATCTCCATGGTTTGCTGGAAAGTATGATGCTAAAGTAGACAATGTTGAGTTTGATAAGGCTGTTACTGTTTATTCTGGTCACTCAGAAAGAGAGAGCCATGAGGGTCTAAACCTTATGCTTGCCGTCCTTGATGAGATTTCTGGTTTTGCCCAAGAATCAAGTAGTGGTAATGAAAATGCAAAGACGGGCGAGGCTATTTATAAAGCTTTCCGTGGTTCAGTAGATTCACGTTTTCCAGACTATGGAAAAGTAGTTCTTCTTTCATTCCCACGCTACAAGGGAGACTTTATTTCTAAAAGATACGACGACGTTGTTGCTGATAAAGAAACTGAATTTAAAAAACATACTTTTGTTCTTAATCCTGCTTTACCAGAAGATGATCCGGGAAATACCTTTGATATTGAGTGGGAAGAAGATAGGATAGAGTCCTATAAGTTCCCTGGAGTTTATGCACTCAAAAGACCTACATGGGAAGTAAACCCAACAAGAAGTATTGAAGACTTTAAGCTTGCATTTTATACAGATCCAGCAGACGCAATGATGCGCTTTGCCTGTATGCCTAGTGTATCTTCAGATGCATTTTTTAAATCGCGGGACAAGATAGAAAAGTCACTAAGTATTCGTAATCCACTTGATAATTTTAGAAGGATAGATCCTAGTTTCAAACCAGACCCAGATACATCATACTTTATTCATGCAGACCTAGCACAGAAGCATGACAAGTGTGCCGTAGCATTAAGTCACGTTGAGAAATGGGTAGAGGTACAAACATTTAATGATTATACTCAAGTAGTTCCATTTGTTGTTGTAGATATGATTGCATGGTGGGAGCCTCAAAGAGAAGGCCCAGTAGACCTCTCTGAAGTAAAAAACTGGATTATTGATCTTAGAAGAAATGGATTTAATCTTGGTCTAGTAACGTTCGACCGCTGGCAATCATTCGATATTCAGCGGGATCTAAAGAGTGTCGGAATTAATACAGAAACTCTTTCAGTAGCTAAAAAGCATTATGAGGACTTAGCCATGCTTTTCTATGAAGAAAGGGTTATTGCTCCACATATTGAAATACTGTTAGAGGAACTGCTAGAATTGCGTATTGTGTCAAACAACAAGGTTGATCACCCAAGAAAGAAATCAAAGGACTTAGCAGATGCTATGTGTGGATCAGTTTACAATGCCATTTCTCACTCCAAGCGTGAGTCATTTGGTGAGATAGAAGTCCACACCTGGGCATCATTTAAAGCAGATCGAAACAGAGAGTTGATTGAGGAAAAAGACAAGCCACAACTGACACCTGAAATAAAAGATTATCTATCTAGTTATAAATTGATATAGGAGAACAATGTATAAAGTAGGAAGAGCACTATGTTTTGATGATATCTTGCTAGTGCCACAAAAAAGCTCTGTTGTATCCAGGCACGATGTAGATCTTACAATGTCGATAGGATATAAAAAAAGAAAGATAGAGTTGTCACTACCAATTATTGCTTCTCCTATGGACACGGTATGCGACGTTGATATGTGCATAGCAATGGCAAAAGTTGGTGGTATTGGAATTCTTCATAGATACATGTCCTATCCAGATCAGATAATTAAGTCGCAAACCTTGATTGAGCAAGATGTAAGATTTGGTGTTGCCATTGCATCTAATAATGGATATCTTGCACAAGCAGATCACCTATATAATATTGGGGTCAGATTCTTTCTTGTAGACACTGCTAATGGTCACTCTAGTTATGCAATAAAGGCTGTTGCACAACTCCGTAATGCCTTTTCAAATGCACATATTATGGCTGGAAATGTTGCTACTAAGGACGGTTTTCTTAGATTGGCAGAGGCTGGAGCAGACTCAGTAAGAGTTGGCATTGGTGGAGGTGGTGCTTGTACCACAAGAATTGTTAGTGGTCATGGAGTTCCAACATTACAATCCATTCTAGATGTTTCTGAAACTTTTCAAGAGTGCTCAGTTGTTGCTGATGGTGGCATAAGAAATAGTGGAGACATTGTAAAAGCTTTTGCGGCAGGTGCAAATGCGGTAATGCTTGGATCAATGCTTGCAGGAACAGATGAAGCACCAGGAGAGATACTTACAGATCATAACAATCGTGAAGTAAAAGCTTTTCGTGGTATGGCAAGTGCTGCAGCACAAAAGGATGCAACAGGAAAAATTTCTGTAGCAGAAGGAATATCTACGAACGTTCCTTATAAAGGTTCTGTTACTCACATACTTGATCAAATTCGTGGTGGCCTTGGAAGTGGTTGTTCTTACACAGGCGTAGACAAACTATCTTATTTAGAAGAGTTTGCAGAGTATGTAACTGTGTCTGGACTTAGCATTAATGAATCAATTCCACATGCAAAACTAAGTTAAAATAGATATATGTCTGATAATCAAAAAGATGCACAAGAATTGATTGAGTTTCTTATTAATATGGGAATATTAAAGCCTTTAGGATATAGTGAAGCCATGGGTGATGAAATGTATCTTATATCAGAGGACGCAGCAGATTTAATGCCAGAACTTCCCAAAATGAAACAGCAAGAATTAAATTCCGCAGTATTTGATTTGTGGAGTTTAGATATGCTAGACGTTACATTTGGTGATGACGGAGAGCCCTTTGTTGGATTAAATAAAAATAGTACAGATCCAGAAAAAATAGAGGCGATAGAAGACGAGGGACTAAGAACTCAGATGTATATGATTGTCAGCATATTTTCTAGTTATTTTGATGAAAACAACAAATAATGATATAATTGCTGTATGCCATGGGAAATTAGACGCAATTATGGCGGCTGTTCTGGATACGCAGTAGTAAAGCTACCAGACGGATCAGTTTCTGGTTGTCATACAACTAGAGCGTCTGCAAGGGCACAGTTAGCAGCATTATATGCATCTGAGCCAGAGGCTGCTCAAAAAGATGTTATAACAAATGAAACTACCCCCAATAAATACCCACAATACATTGGTCCCAAAAAGAAAAAGAAAAGGGAATTTATGGATACAACAAAATCAATGCACGAAGAAGAGCGTCTTTATGACATGCTCACTCCAGAAGAGAAAGCATATCACGATGCACTCGTTGGTATTGCAGAAGATTTTGGATCTTTTGATCAGGGCGCATCAAGTATTTGGGTTGGATATGAATCTGCTGCAGAAAATGAAGATGCAGCGATAGGAGTAAAGTGTGGCAATTGTTCATTTCACGTTGAACAAGAAAACGGAACTATCGCTTGTAAGCTCGTATCATTTCTCGTAGAGGAAGAGGCAAAGTGCAGACTTGCTGCAATTCCAGATGGACTAGTAAATACAGTAATGGAAACACCAACTATGAACAGAGATCAAATGCAGGAATTTGTTGATGACATGATGGAAAGAATTGGCAAGGCAGAAGGCGTAAGAGTCGGAGACATGGTTTCCTGGAATTCTAGTGGCGGTAGGGCAAGTGGCAAGGTAACCAGAGTTATTCGTAATGGAAAATACAATGTTCCAAATTCAGACTTTACTATTACTGGAACTCCAGATGATCCAGCAGTAGCAATCAGAGTTTACAGAAATGGAGAACCAACAGACACCATGGTTGGTCATAAAATGAGTACTTTAAGGAGGGTAGGTAAATCAATGAACCAAGATATTAATGATGCAATGGAAATTCTAAAGTCTATCAATAAGGCTCATCATGATATGAAAGAAGAGGCCAAGGCACACAGCATGAAAGAAGAAGAGAAGTCAATGCATGATGATGAGGAAGATGAAGAGATGCAGCAAAAAGGATACAAGGATAAGAAGAACAAGTCAATTGATTCAGATTCTGCTCACAAAACAGATGTGCCAGCAGATCTTTCTTCTATCTTTGCTAATCCTCCAAAGCAGGCTAGGAGAGCAACAACAGGTGGAAGATCTTCAATTTCTCTCAATCTTTTTAGAGGAGAGCAAGACTAATAATGGACTTCTATAAAGAAGAAACTTATACCCCAAACTCTGGGATGAAAGCCGCAGCGAGGCGTGCTTTGAAATGGAAAGAACAGGGAAAGGCAACTGGTGCAGGAACCCCAGTTGGTTGGGGCAGAGCAACAGACATTGTTGCAGGAAGAGCAATGTCCTTGTCTACTGTAAAAAGAATGTACTCTTTCTTTTCTCGTCACGAAGTTGATAAAAAAGGTAAAGACTTTTACAACACCTCTAATCCTTCTAATGGAAGAATTATGTGGGATGCCTGGGGCGGGGACGCAGGATTTTCTTGGTCTAGAAAGATTGTAGAAAGAGCCAAGGCAAAAAAGGATATTTGGCAGGACTCTGCATTCTCTTTTAAGAAAAATATTGACAACGAATCATAATTGATGTATCCTTTACCTCTAAAGAAGGAGAGATAATGAATGAGAATGAACAGGCTCTACAGACTATGGTTGAGTATTATCGTAACAAATGTAATAAACTTGAGCATGATTTTCTTATCTATAAAATCAACGCTGAGAAAATCATTAGATCAATCAATGCGAATGCGCCAAAGTCTGAGCAGGATTCCACAGAGGAATCAAATGGAAACTCAGTCTCAGAAAATTAGAAAAAATAATACTGTGACTATCGCTATCGTAGGCCACAAAGCCTATTGGGTTCATCAAAACATTTTCTATGAAACAGAGGTCGTTGATGGAGAGATTGATAGAGATTCTGCACGACCAATTGATGCCCATAACTTGTCAAAGAAGCAGTTTAATGAACTGCTTGAGATACTAGACAGCATTTCATAATGCCATGAACGATTACATGTTTTTTGTTTGGGTTATTATTGCTATTGTTCAAGTAGTTTTATTTTCATTCTACCTTGGAAAATTATCAAAACATGATCAAAAAATAATTGAAGAATCTATTGACATAATTCCCATTTGTAACTATAATGGATACAACTATTGGCTAGAAGAAACTGGT